CAACACCACGCTGGTGGTGAAGTTCTGACAATGAGCGCCGAGCGTAGCGAGGCTGAGGAGCGAGGTCACCGGCTGACCCGCCCCGAAACCTGTCACCCGCCGACAGGCGAGGGGACAGGGCGACAATGGAGGTGAGCGACGTGGCGCAGTATTTGACCTATGAGCAGTATCAGGCCTGGGGCGGGACGCTGGATGAGAGCGCCTTCAACCTGGCCGAGATCAGGGCGCGGGCGCGCATCGACGCCATGACGCAGAGGCGGGTGGCCTATATGCGGGAAGTGCCCGAGCAGGTGCAGGCGGCCATGATGGAGATCATCACCGTGGACAGCACCTACAGCGCCGCCGCACAGGCCGCCGCGCCCGTCGCCGCCGCCTTCACCACGGACGGCTATTCGGAGAGCTATGGCAGCGCCGAGAGCCGGACGGCGGCGATTGAGAAGCAGCTGACCGGAAGCATTGAAACCCTGCTGGACGGGGTGATCGACGATGACGGAACACCCCTGATTTACGCGGGGGTGCCGACCATCGGCATGCCGTGGATCGGGGGGATGATTCCGTGAAGCTGTGCAACGACGTGATCACTGTGTTCAACGCACGGGTGGACCCTGACGAGGGCGGCAACGTGTGGGCGCCGACGGTGATCGCCGGCGCGAGCTGGTATGCCACGGACGCCAGCACGGTGGACGCCTCCAAGGGCGGCCTGGTGGCGGCGAACAAGGCGACCATACGGATCCCCGTGGAGGCCGACACCGGCGGGAAGCAGTACACTGACCCCGTGAGCTACGCCAACGCCGAGGACGTGTCCGGACTTTGGACATTGAAGGGCGGCGACATCGTAGTGAGGGCAGCTGTCCCGGAAATCTCTGATTTCGGAACAGCTGTTTTCGCCGAAGGCGAAAATCACCCCGTCAATTCCGAAGGACTTGACGGGGTGACCCGTGCGGCGGTGACCGGCGCGGAGTGGACACCGGCGAAGCTGAAAGCGGCCTATGCGGATTGCGTGACCGTGCTGGGCGTGACCGACAACCGGCGCGCACCGAACGCGCCGCACTGGCGGATCACCGGGACGTAATGCGCAAAAACGCGAACAAACGCGCAAAAAAGCGTTTAAACGTGCAAAAAACACGATTAAACGTGAGAAGCCGGAGGCGAGCGCATGTTTTCCATCAGCGCGAGGTTGGACGCCCACCTTGACCCGAACGACCTGCTGAACGAGTACGGGTTGGAGAAGGGCGGACGGGTACAGCGGTTTATCGACCAGAAGGTGATCGACGGCTGCACGCCCTACGTCCCGGCCAGCCCGGACAGGACGCTGGAGTTCAGCGCCCAGGTGAGCACCGAGATCGGCAGCGGGATGGTGGTTTGGAACACGCCCTATGCCCACTACCAGTATATGGGCGAGGTCTACGGGCCGAGCATACCGATACTGGAGCCGGATACCGGCGTGCTGCTGGGCTTCTTCAGCCCACCGGGACGGCCCAAGCACCCGACCGGCAGGACGCTGGAATACGACAAGACCCAGAACCCCAAGGCCGGCTCGTTCTGGTTTGAGCGAGCCAAGGCTGACCAGCTGAACGAATGGCTGGACGAGGCTCGCAGAGTGATGATACAGGGAGAGTGATGACCAATGCCAGAGACGAACAATACCGGGGCCCTCCGGACCTGGCTGCGGCGCTGCCCTGCCATCGAGCGCGGGCGGGCCTTCGGCGTGGACTACCTGGCTGAGAACGGGTCGTATTCGCTGGACGCGACGCCCACGGCGCTGCGCTACCGGGAGAACATCCTGGGCGATATGGTGCTGCGGGACGTGCAGGAGCAGAATTTCGTGTTCGCCTCCCGCGATCCCTACGGCGACGAGTTCCGGCAGAATTTGGACAACCTGGGCGTGATGCAGGACGTGGCCGCGTGGATCATCGACCGCAACAACGCCCGCGACTTTCCCGACTGGGAGGGCGGCGAGGTGGTGGCCATCGTGCCCACGCTGAGCGCCTATCCCATAGCAATGGGCAGCGCGTTCGCGCGCTACCAGATACAGATCCGGGTCACCTACCGGGTGGCCTGAAAGGAGCGAATGAATTATGTCTGAGACCCCGAGGATGCAGCGCAAGATGATGGCGCACTACATCGACGCCAGCTTCGGCGGCACGACCGCCAGCTGGTACCGCCTGGGCAAGGACCTTGAGGAGTTCAACGTCGAGATGAACCCCGACGTGGAGCAGTTCAAGAACATCCTGGGCGAGAACAACATCAACCACAACGGCTACGAGGTGAGCGCGGAGAGCGAGCCCTTCTACGCCCGCAGCGGTGACCCGCTGTTCGAGAAGCTGCAGGGCATCGTGGACACGCTGGCCCAGTACGAGGGCTGCCAGACCGAGGCCGTCGATGTGCACCTGTGGGAGGCCGGCACCACCTCCGGCACCTTCAAGGCCTACAAGCAGACCTGCTACGTGATCCCGTCCAGCTACGGCGGCGACACCAGCGGCTACCAGATCCCGTTCACGGTGTACTACACCGGCGAGAAGGTCTCCGGCACGTTCGCGCCGAACGCCCAGACCGGCGGCGGCACGTTCACCCCGGACGCCTGATCGACCCAGCCCCGCGCCATATCCGGCGCGGGGCATTCCCATAGAAGGAGGGCAGCATGAACGATAACAAGACCCTGATCGCCATCCCCGCGATGGACCTGTGCCCGACGGCCTTCGCCTATTCGCTGGCGACGCTGCGGCGGAATTCCCCGAGCAGGATCAGCATGATCTGCGGGGCAACCGTGCACGAGGCCCGGAACGTGCTCGCACGGGAGGCCGTCGAAAGCAGATGCGACCGGGTGCTGTGGCTGGATTCGGACATGAGCTTCGACGACGATCTGCTGATCCGGCTGGGGGAAGACCTGGACGCCGGCTGGGACATGGTATGCGGCATCTACTTCAAGCGGCGGCTGCCGGTGACGCCGGTGATCTACAGGCACATCAGCGCTACCGACAAGTGCGAGGTCTATGCGGACTATCCCCGGGACGCGCTTTTTGAGGTGGCTGGCTGCGGCTTCGGCGCCGTGCTGATGACCACCGAATTGATCAGGCGAGCGGATGCCGAGTTCGGCACGGGGCCGTTTACGCCGCTGTTGAAACTGAGCGAAGACCTTTCCTTCTGCGCCAGGGCGGCGAACGTAGGCGCGAAGATTGGCTGCGACAGCCGGGTGAAGGTGGGCCACGTTGGACAGATGACCTATGGAGAGACTTTGTACAGGAGGACATGAGACATGGCAGAGGAGATCAGGAATCTGAACATGAATATCGTCGTGGACGACGGCAGTCGCCGGGTCCCGATTTTGAATACGGACGGGGAGGAGATCGGGGCGTTCCGGTTCCATCCCACGGACATCGGCATTATTGAGCGCTACAACGCCATGGCGGAGCGCTTTGGAGAGATCACCGCGCCGCTGGAGGAGCTGCCCGAGGCGGCGGAAGGCGAGGAAGTGGACGTTACCGGCGAGGCCTACGGCAACGCCCTGAAGGAGTCTGAGAGGCGGCTGTGCACGGCGGTGGACGAGCTGCTGGGCAGCGAAGGCGCGGCGGCGGCCTTCTTCGGCAGCATGCACCCGTTCAGCCCCGTCAACGGGGAGTTCTACTGCACTCAGGTGCTCAACGTGCTGGGCCAGTTCATCGGGGCCCAGTTCGAGAAGGAGACGAACCAGTTCTCCGAGAAGGCGAAGAAGTACGCGAAGAAGGCTGGCAAGAGAGTGAAGAGTGAAGAGTGAAGAGTGGAGATTTAGATTGCCAGGGACCGCAAGGAAGCGCGGTAGCCGGTAACTTTATCTCCACTCTCAACTCTTCACTCTTCACTCTCAAGCAAGCGACCGAAGGGAGCGAACGACAGTGATCTTTGACCTTCCGACGGCGCTGGAGGTCGGCGGGGAGATGTGGGAGATCGCCACGGACTACCGGGACATCCTGCGGATCCTGACGGCGTTCGAGGACCCGGACCTGGAGGACGGGGAGAAGGCGGCGATCTGCCTGTATAACCTGTACGTCGATCTGGAGCGCATGCCCCAGGAGCTGCTGCAGGAGGCCATGGAGGCGGCCATCGCCTTCATAGACCACGGTGCAGGTAATGGGCAGCCGGGACCCCGGACCATGGACTGGACGCAGGACGCGCCGCTGATCTTCCCGGCCGTGAACCGCGCCGCCGGCTTTGAGGTGCGGTCCGCCGAGTACATTCACTGGTGGACCTTCACCGGTTACTTCATGGAAATCAAGGATTCAGTCTATTCCACGGTGCTGAGCCTTCGGCAGAAGAAGGCCAGGGGCAAGAAGCTGGAAAAGCAGGAAAAGGAATTCTGGAGCCAGAACCGCGGGATCTGTGAGCTGAAAAAGAAGCTGACCGAGGCGGAGCAGGCCGAGGAGGATTACTTTAAGAATTTGCTGGGGTGGTGAATCAGTTTTACAACTGATTCACCAGCGATATTGAATTCCTGACGGAATTCGCGATATGCCCGTGGGCGCGATATGCCTGCGGCGCGATATGCCCCTGCGGGGGCGTGAAGGAATTCATATCATATCCTGCTGGACAACATCCATGAAATCGAAGAGCTGCTCAGGCAATTCGACATCAACCCCGAATGACACCGAACGACCATTGATATATTGCCCGCCTGTCCTTCGGATTTGGCGGGCGAACCCCGGCGGCGCTTTGCGTCGCCTTTTTCGTGGAGTGGAGGGGCGGGGGAAGGGGAACAGCCTCCATACGGCTTCTTCTGACAATGTCGTCCAAGTTACACTTCCTGCTGCTGCGTGGGGCTCTCACTCGCGCGCGCATGATGTAGTAGCTATTGCGAAATGCGCTATCATGGCGCTGTCTTGGTTCTTATACAATAGGCGTGTTCCCGCACGCGTTGTCTTGGTTGTTATACACTGTGTGCGTTCCCGCACGCGGAAGGAAGTGATCTCATGACAAACATGTCCGGCGCCATCACGGTCCACATGGGTTCCGGGTCCGGGGACACCATGGACGCGCTGGCGTTCTTCAAAAATGTGGGCACGGCCCAGGCGGCCATGGCGAACCTGCGGGCGTCTTCAAGGTCCTTCGCGTCGTCCATCGCCTCGGCGGGCAAGGCGTTTGTCCGCATGGGCCGGGCGGCGGATGGCGTGCTGGCGGCGCTCATGCAGACCTCCACCGTGGCGGCGGGGCTGGAGAAGGGCGTGTCCAATCTGTACAAGTGGAGCAAGGCGTACCTGCGCACGCTTTCATCGGAGCTGGACAGCCTGGCTACGGACGCGCTGTATTTGAAGAACAGCCTTGCGGCCATGGCGTCGCCCCTGATCCGGCAGCTGGCGCCGGCGGTGCGGCTGGTCACGGATCGGTTCGTTGAAATGTTCAACCACGTCAACCAGCTGTTCGCGCGGCTGTCGGGGGCGGAAACCTATGTGGCGGCAAAGCGCACGGCGGACGCCTGGGATTCCGTGGGGCACCGCATCACGGGGGCGGCCTCTGCGCTCAGGCGCTATGTGGCGGGCTTTGACCAGCTGAACGTGCTCACGGACAGCTCCCGGGATTCGGAGGGCAGCCTGGGCGGCGGCGCGGAGTCCATGTTTGAGGTGCGACCCATCGAAGGCGGCGTGGCGTCCCTGGCGGACCGCATCCGGCAGGCGCTGGAGGGCGGCGACTGGGAGGGCCTGGGGCGCACGCTGGGCGAGAAGGTCAACGGGGCGCTGGAGGGGGTGGACTGGTCCGGCATGGGCTCGAAGGTGGGCGGCTGGCTCAATGGGGCCATCCAGACGGCCTATGGGCTTCTGGACGAGGTGAACTTTGTTCGGCTGGGTGGCAGGATCGCTGAATTCCTGAACGGCGCGCTGCGGCAGATCGAGTTTTCAAAGCTGGGCGAGACGGTAGCGATGTTCTTCACATCGGCGGTGGAGACCTTCGCGGGGTTCGTGGAGACCTTTGACTGGACGCAGTTTGCCTCAAAGGCAGCGGAGGCAGTGAACGGCTTTGCCGGGCGGTTGTTCACCTCGCTGGATGGGATCGACTGGGCGACGCTGGCGCTGAATTTGACCGCGGGCCTGAATACGTTTATCGCCGGGGTGGACTGGGTGAACCTGGGCATCGGGCTGGGCGGCCGGTTCAACGACCTGCTGGCCATGCTGGGCACGGCGGCGGCCAACTTCGACTGGGCAGGGGCGGGCCAGCGACTGGCGGCGGGGCTGAACAGCCTGTTTAAAACCGTGAACTGGGAGGGCCTGGGCCAGTGGCTGAACCGCACGCTGCAGGGCGTGCTGGATTTTGGCATCGCCTTCTTCAACGACTTCGACGCGAAGGGCTTCGCTGCGGGCATCTCCAAGGCGCTGGCGCAGGTGGACTGGAAGGCCGTGGCGCAAAAGCTGTGGACGCTGTTCAAGGCGGCGCTTTTGAAGCTGGGCGAGCTGGCCAATACGCTCTTGTTTGGCGGCAGTGTGGATATGAATGTGCTTGTCGGGTTGCTGAAAAACGGCTGGAGCACGGTGTCCGGTTGGGTGTTGAAGCTCATGGGCGGCGATGTGGATAAGGGGATTGGCGTGGCCCGGAGCGGATGGACGAATGTCGCCAAGTGGATACTGTCGCTGTTCATGGGCGGCAATGTGGATAAGGGGATTGGCGTGGCCCGGAACGGCTGGACGAATGTGGCAAAATGGATACTGTCGCTGTTCATGGGCGGCAATGTGGACAAAGGCGTTGGCGTGGCCCGGAGCGGCTGGACGAATGTGGCAAAATGGATTCTTTCGCTGTTCATGGGCGGCAATGTGGACAAAGGCGTTGGCGTGGCTCGGAGCGGATGGACGAATGTCGCCAAGTGGATACTGTCGCTGTTCATGGGCGGCAATGTGGATAAGGGGATTGGCGTGGCCCGGAACGGCTGGACGAAT